GCCAATTAATGGTGTGGAGCAAGATCCATTTGGATTGCCACCAGCTACACCTACACCATCAAATGATCTGGAAGATGACATTCCATTTTAATTAAATATGCCGTTAGACAGAACTGATCGAGGTTTTGTCTAACGGACACGACAGGACATTTGAGAGACATGTCCACTATGTCCGAGACAGGACAAGACAAAAGCAGGACATGTCCACTATGTCCGATAAATTGAGGAAGGGATAAAATGCAAAACACAAAATTTCCAAATGCAAACTGGGATCAATATTCAAGTAAAATTATAAGTGCATTATCATTGAAAAAGACTGCCATTGGCGAATATCATGGGGCTTGCCCTGTATGCCAAGGCGTAGATCGGTTCTGGATCAGGGAAGATGCTCAGAACTGCGTGATGGTGAGCTGTCGTAAATGCTCAGATTTTGCTGGCATAAAGGATGCGCTAAGAAACCAGAGGTTATGGCCTGATGAAAATGAGAAGCCAGTGACGAAAAAATATACAATAAGCTGGCCTGAGCCAGAGCCAGAGGCGACACATCCATATCTGATCAAGAAAAAGATCGGGCTTGGTAACGCCGATATAAATGGCGATTTGCTGGTTATCCCAGTGATAAACGCTCAGGGCAAACGTGTTGGCGTCCAGAATATTGATCCAGCAGGATCAAAGAAATTTTCTACTGGTATGCCTGTAACTGGTAATTTTAGCGTTATTGGCGGCAAATTAGACGATCTGATTTATGTCTGTGAGGGTTGGGCGACTGCAATGTCAGTGCATCTGGCTACAGGCAGGCCAACAGTGTTTGCATTATCGGCTGGTAATTTAACCGCTGTGATAGGTGAGCTTTTTGAAGCACGCCCAAATTTACGCATTGTGGTGGCTGGTGACAACGACGAGGCAGGCATGAAAGCCATTGAGAAGTGCGTCAATGATCATAATGTGCAATCTGTTGTGCCTGATGTCGAAGGCTGGGATTTCTCTGATATGTGGGTCAATCGTGGCAAAGAGGCTACGGCAAAGGCTCTGGAAATTAAGAGCCTGCTTGATCAGGTGTTTTTCCCTAATGATGCAGTTGCACAGCTCGACAGGAGCTATTTAGTGAAGGGCTGGTTTGGTCAGGGGCAATTGTCGATGGTGTATGGCGCATCTAATGTTGGTAAATCGTTTTTCGTGCAGGACATTGCGTGGCATGTCTCAGCGAGCCAAGATTGGCATGGTAATAAAGTTAAGGGTGGCGTGGTGTTATTCTTGGCTCTGGAAGGCGGCACAACCACGCATAATCGTATCGTGGCGCTTAAACAGCAGTACCCAGAGCATAAAGACGTGAAGCTGGCTGTGAGGCCATTGCCACTCAATTTGCTGGATGGTGAAGTTGACGTAAATAAGATCGTGGATTTATGTGAGGAAATCAAAAGAATACATGGAAGCATTGCAATGATTGTCGTGGATACGTTATCTCGGTCAATGCCTGCTGGCGATGAAAATTCTCCTGCAAGTGCAACTGCTGTGATTTCTGCTGTGGATAAGATCAGGGCTACAACGAGCGCTCATCTTATGCTGGTGCATCACTCAGGTAAAAATCTGGAAGCAAAGGCTCGTGGTCACAGCTCATTGCGTGCGGCTGTGGAAACTGAGATAGAGCTGAGTTATGACGAGGCGACAGGTCTGCGAACTGCATTGGCTACCAAGCAAAGAGATCTGGAAGGCGGAAAGAAGTTTTACTTTAAGTTGAAGGTAATTGAGCTGGGCAATGATATGGATGGTGATCCAGTTACAACTTGCGTTATTATTCCAGCAACTTCAGATGATGTGGCTGACGCTGAAAAGAAATCTATCAGGGGTAAAAACCAGATCTTATTTAAGACGTGCTTCCAGCAACTAAGAGGCGAAGGAATAGGTAAATCTAATGGTGCTGGCGTTGGCTGGCCTGAGCCAAATACATTCTGGGTCATTGAAGAGGAAGAAATTAAAAAGCACTTCTTAGGCAAAATAGCTGGCGTAGCAAATCCGCCTCAAATATATAAGCAGGCAATTAATGGCCTTCAATCTGCTGGTCATATTGTCCAAAATGAGGGGTTCGTATGGTTCACTGATAGCTTTGGAAAAGTGAGGTAAATTAGGTGATAATAATTGGCCAAAAAACACTATTATTATTAACAATATCAAACACTTATGAGGCATAATAATAATTACAATTATTATCGGGTAACCTAAATAATAATAATAATATATACCTATAGGTATATTATATTATTATATTATTATTCGGGAATAGTATGATAGGTAAAATCGGGGTTAAGTAAAAAGGAACAAAAGTATGGCGAAGTGGGTCTTGCAGGCAAGCGAGGAGACGAGCGAAGGTAACGATGTCAAAACAGGAGATAGACATATGAGTGATGAGAGTATGACGAGATCAAAGGTGCTTGGCAGAGCTGATCAATTGATTAATGGTGATAGGGCGAGGCAGTACGGAAGTGCGACTGATAACTTTGGATGTATAGCACAAATGTGGAGCGCTTATCTTGGCAAAGATGTCACGGCGTTTGATGTGGCAAACATGATGGCGCTGTTGAAGGTTGCGAGGTTACGCAACGGATCTCACGCTGATAGCTCGATTGATGGGTGTGGATACCTCGCGCTGGCTCACGAGCTGGGAAATGAGGTTGTATAGGCTTGAAACAACGCCTTTCATGAGGCATACTGTATCTAGTGGGTTCTCCTCCCTACAAACGTGCTATTTTTGCATTTATAGCATGTTTCCCACTAGACTAGACCGCGTAGCACATCTCCTCTTCCTAGCTACGCGGTCACATAACAAGGTTAATTGACGTGACAGACTTTAACATCAAACTAACATTAGATCTTCATTGCAGGAATACTGACGAGAACGATCAAGAGCTGGATATGTTATGCGACTTCATAACAGATAGGTTGCATGTAGTTGGGGCTGAGGTTGTCATACAGTCATTAGCAGAGGCTCTCATTGAATTACATGATCAACACGCTGAGGAGACAAGCAGATTACTGCATTAATTATTGGTAGCATTGAGCGTGACAAAACGCATACGAGCGTCGTTGCAGGCGCGTGAGCGCGTAGCAGATAGCATTTCATATGTCAATCGTCCTGATAATCTGAAAGTTAACATAATATACATTATCGGACATTATAGGGTAAATCTACAGTTTATCTAATGATTACAATAGGTTAGGCTGTTTTACAGTAAAATAAGGCTATTATGAGCTATGCGTTGTTCCATTTACCCGAAACTAGCCGATTTAGCATATTTTTTGACCCCCCCCTGTGTAGAAAAATCGGGGGGTTGTTTGTACACATTTTCACACACACGAGTGACCCCCTAGACCCCCTTGCAATATAACACTTACCTATTGTAAAATTTAAAAAAAATTGGAGAATATTAATGGCTGGCAAGGCATTACGCAGGAAGATCCTTTCAGATGTCGAGAAGAAAGGCGGAGTTGAATACCTGTTTGAGCAAATCGCATCAGGTAATACTTTGACGAAAATGGCTGTAGAATATGGATGTTCCAGACAATACCTTGGCTCGTCACTGAATAAAGTGCCAGAATATGAGAAGGCCATGAACGAAGCCAGACGCCACGCCGCAGATGCTTTAGTCGAGCAGGGCTTAACAATGGTAGATGATTTGGATGGTGGCTCGACAAGCAGTGAAATAGCCGCCACGAGAGAGAAGGTGCAATGGCGTAAATTTATGGCAAGCTCGTACAACCAAGATAGATATGGCACGAGGCCACAGACAAACGTGAATATCTCAGTTGGCGACATGCACCTAGACGCCCTACGCAAAGTTAATTCTGACTTGGCGGCTATCCATAAAGAAGATCTGGAACGCGAAGCCAAAACGATTGACGCAGATTATGAGGATGTATCAGATGAGTGATAACCCGTTAACAGAATTTGTTTTGCGCTATCGTGACGATCCAGTGTTATTTGTTAAAGAAGTGCTGGGCGCTACACCATACGATTATCAGGAAGAGTTTCTCAATGCCATAGCTACTGGCGAGCGTAAAATGTCTGTCAGGTCTGGGCATGGTACAGGAAAATCAACTTCGGCATCTTGGGCGATGCTTTGGTACTTGCTTCTGCGTTTCCCAAATAAGGTTGTCGTCACAGCGCCCACGTCCAGCCAATTGTTTGACGCATTGTTTGCCGAGCTAAAACGATGGATTAACGAGTTACCACCCCATCTACAGCAATTGATTACCACCAAATCAGATCGTGTAGAATTAACGTCAGCCGCATCCGAGGCATTTATATCTGCCAGAACGTCACGCGCAGAAACGCCAGAGGCATTAGCTGGTGTGCATTCCGAGAATGTTCTATTGGTAGTTGACGAGGCATCTGGTGTGCCTGAGAAAGTTTTCGAAGCGGCGGCTGGGTCAATGTCTGGTCACAGCGCAACCACGCTATTATTGTCAAACCCAACAAGATCTTCTGGCACATTTTACGAAACGCAAACCAGATTATCAAAGAGCTGGTGGACGAGGCGATGGTCGTGCATCGACAGCCCACTTGTATCGGAAGAGTTTGTTGAGGAAATGCGTGAGCGATACGGCGAGGAAAGCAATGCATTTCGCATCCGCGTACTTGGCGAGTTTCCATTAGCTGATGACGATACGATCATACCATTTCACTTGGCACAAAGTGCAATACATAGAGATATTGAGATAACGCCAGACAAAAAGCCAATCTGGGGATTAGACGTTGCCAGATTTGGAACTGACAAAACTGCATTATGTAAGAGGTACGGCAACGTCGTCACAGATATTGAGGCGTGGCAGGGATTGGATCTTATGCAAACTGTGGGTCGAGTTATGGCGGAATATGAAAGTTTACAGCCAAGTCTACGCCCAAGCGAAATACTTGTAGATAGCATTGGTGTTGGCGGCGGTGTAGTTGATAGACTGCGTGAGCTGGGTATGCCTGTTCGTGGCATTAATGTTGGCGAAGCTCCAGCGCTGGGCAAGACTTACATGAATTTGCGTAGCGAGCTGTGGTTTAAGACAAAAGGCTGGCTGGAAGATAGATCCTGCAAATTGCCAAAGGACGAACAGCTCTTAGCTGAGTTAACCAGCATTAGGTATAGCTTCACGTCGTCAGGCAAGTTGAAGGCTGAGGGCAAAGACACAATGCGTAAGCGTGGCCTAAAATCACCAGATCTCGCAGATGCACTCTGCCTGACAATGGCCTCAGATGCGACGACTGCATTGTCTGGCAATAATAATAACTGGAATAAATCTATTAAGCGCAATTTAAAGGGAATTGCATGAAAAAAAAATTTTTAAATTTGTCACCCAAGATGAAAAATTTATTGATGGCTAAATGGATAAGGCAGTATGTGCAACGCGGTTTATCTTTGCAGGATGCACAGCACGCCGCAAGGTGGAAAGCTGGCGAGTGGAAGCTCTCAGAAAGAATGCGTAACATACTGGCGTCAATAGATGAATTGTGATATGGTCGCATAATATATATAAAGGCAGTATCATGAAAACATGCAAGGGATGCCCTACCAAGTCTAACTGCAAGGCCAAAGGTATGTGCTTGAATGGCGGCTATGGTAAATAAAGGTATACTAAATTTCCTCAATCAAATTGACGAGGGCAAGCGTAACAAGCGCAATAGCTTTGCGGAGCGTGTTGCAAATTTCTTGACGCCTAATGACGAATTTGAATATCGTGATGGATTGCTGGTCAATCAAGATGGCACATCTGCAATGGATCGTATCGGCGAAAAGACAAGCTACGGCACGTTAGGCCAAGCCAATTTTGCTGGCAATGATCCACTTTCATTTAGCGGATCTGCTGGGTATCATAGAATGCCAGATGGTAGCATGATGGCAAACAGTGATATGGTTGAAGGTTATTCAATGCCATACGGCGTCCAGCCAGATCAGCCTATTGAAATGTCAAACATTCTGCCAGCAGAAGTAATTCGCATAATTCAAGGATCTAATCTTGCAAACAAGCAGGGGTTTATAGAGCTACTGGAATATAAGATGAATAACGAGCCAGAAGATTATAAGAGGGTTATGCTTAACCCAGATGGCCTATCTGAATTAATGGCGCTGTATAACGCAACAAATGAAGCAAGAACGCCTAGCAGGGAAATGTCACCTAGAATACAACAGATGCTAGATGGAATATTTGATGGGACTGCTTGATCAACAAAGTTACGCAGGCTACGCAAATGAAGGCCAGCGCCTTGCAGTAGAGCCAATGAGCTTTACCGCAATGGACGCCGCAAAGTTTGTAGCTGAAGCCACGCCGATCATTGGTGATGCTATGGCGGCTAAGGAAATATACGACGAAATACAAAAGCCAGAGCCTAACTATGGATTGGTTGCTGTTTTAGCTGGTGCATCTCTAATTGGCTTAGTGCCACTTATTGGCGATGCCGCCGCCGCGCCTATTAAGAAAGTTGCAAGAGGCTTACTTGATGTAGTTGATCGCGTTGAAGTTGATCCAAATGCGCTGGGGTCTACGTTTGGTAATCTTAAATTAAGAAAACCAGCAGAAAAAGCAGTTAAAGGAGAATTAGACCCACTTGGTTATCAAAAAGTAAGGATGAAAGATGTTTACATTGATGAAACTGAAGTTAAAGCTAAAGACCTTAAAGAAAAATTACCTAGAGTTGCAAAATCGTGGGAAGAGACTGAGGGCAAAGTTGTTTTACCATTTTATGGAGACAGAAGCTCAGGTGGGCTTCTTGTCGAAGGTATTAACGATATTGTATACGACAAGCCAGTATATACTGAGGGCGGCGTGGACTTTATGCGTGGCCTTGCCGCACAAAAAGATAAAGCAATTTGGGCTTCAAATTCGAACATTATTAAAAGAATTGATGATGTATCTAAAATAGCCTCTGAAAAATTTGATGGTGCGGATGTGCTAGGGGTTACTGGAAGTATGTCTCCAGACGCTAACGACTTTGCAACTATGACAGGTGCATCAATGGGGGAGCTTATAAAGTCTGCCCCAATAACTAAAAAATCTGCTAAAGAAGTTGATGAAATTATGAAATCAATTGATCCTGATTTTGTTGGTGTATTATCGCCTAATATCAGGGAATGGCTAGAAACGACAACGTCACCTAAAAGAAAATCATTTATAAGATTATTAGATAGTAAACCATTTCAAGAGATGGGCTTTCCAAGCTCAGGTTTAGCTAGGTATAGCGTAACTGATGCGACGCAAACAGATATGCCAGCAGGGATGTTTGGGTTAGGCGCGGCAAAAATAGACACAACATCTCCTTTATTATCAAACACAAAAAAAGGCAATTTGCCTGTAGCTAGTGTTCCTCACTCAACATACAATACACAAATTGCAGGCGATTACTTTGGGTCATTACCTCCTGTACCCCAAAAATATATATTTGATGATATATATAATGCAATGGAAGGAAAGTTAGATAAACGTGGCTATCCATTAACTTCAGCAAACATAACTCACGCCATAAAAACAAAGATGCCAGCAGTGATGATGACGCCAGAAAGAATAGAAGGTATTTTAAATTATTTATCTAGGATGGAAAAATGAACGGCTCTGCGTCTTTAATTCTGAGCATTTTGCAGATTACCTCATCAAGATCGTTAAGATCCTCGTCTTCTAATCCTAAATCTTTAGCTTTAAGTATTATCAGCTCTCTAGCTAGATCCATATCAATTTCTGGTATATCTTCAAAATCTAGTATTATATCGTTATGCATAGTTTTATTCTCCTCTAATAAAAATAACTATAGCGATATTTGTATAAAATGAAAGAACTAATGTCTAGCGCAGGGGTACTGGCTTATTAAGGTATAATATGTTAAACAATAAAGAGTTAACTCGCAAAAATAATATGGGATTATTGTAATGCCAATAACAACATACGCAGAATTAAAAACGACACTCACAGATTTTCTTAATCGTGATGACCTTACTTCTGTGTCTAGCACATTTATAACTTTGGCTGAGACTGATTTAAATCGAAAGTTACGCCACTGGAAAATGGAAACAAGATCCACTGCTGAGATTGACACAAAATACAGCGCAATCCCTGCGGATCTTTTAGAGCCTATTCGATTTCATATTACGAGTGGCAACACAAACCCACTAGAATTAATATCACAAGCTGAGTTACTTGATCGACAATACAAGCGTGGAAATGTATCAGGCAATCCACAATACTACGCAATGACTGCTGGCGAGTTGCAAGTACACCCAGCGCCAGATGGCGTATACAACGCAGAATTATATTACTACCAGAAGATCCCTGCATTATCTGACAGTAATACAACTAATTGGCTTCTGGACGAATATCCAGATGCTTATTTGTATGGAGCTTTGGTACACTCAGCCCCATATTTA